CTAAGGATGAGATATTCAAAAACACTATTATACCCACCTTAACAAGCAATAACCTACACGATGCATCATTGCCAGTAATATACGATTACTTGGCTAAGAATGGCTATATTGACATCACAAATGGAGCTGTAAAGCATTTAGCAGAAGCCAAAGAAATGATTAAGACTGATGTATTCAGGAGAAAGGCTGAAGCTTTCAATAATAATGATGCCACCTTAAACAAGTCAATCATGAAGGAGATAGCCTTTATTATGATTGATGATTACAATCAAAATGATGTAAGATATTTTGCAAAGATAATCTACATGAGACAGATTGATTTAAAGCTTTTAGAGGGTAAACTAAAATAAACACTATTGTAAATCAATAACTTGCAATAAACTTTAAATATATTCAAAATAAATTTGGAATATTAAATTAACATTCTTATCTTGCACTCATTATTAACAAACAAAAATTAAAAAAAATGACAAAATTAAGAAACTTATTAGCCATTCAAGAGCTAAACATTAAGACACTTTGCAGTTATGAAAGAGTAGCTGAGATGACCAATCATTCACTTGACCTTTACAACTTGCAGATGCAGAAGCAGAAGGTTAAGAATATTGAAGATGAGATATTGGATCTATTCAAAGCACCTAAGATGACAAATGAAGAACAAGGATTAGCAGACTTATCAGACTTTTTAGAAATTCAGATTAACAAGTTAAATAGCTTACAAAGCAATGTTGAAGATGAAGATGAGGAGGAGGAAGAAGAAGTAATTATAACAATGCAAACGAGAGACATTGAACGATTAGACTCTCCATTTGAATGCGACAGAAATTAATTAACACTAAAAAAACAATAAAAATGAAAAACTTATTTAAGGCATTAGCCAACTTCCAAAATGAAGTACCTGTAATTTTAAAAGATACTCAAGCATACGGTTATAAATATGCTGACCTTCCTGCTGTATTCTCAACCATTAATCCATTGCTAAAAAAGCATGGATTAGGATTTACCCAACTGATAAATGGAATGCAAGTCAAGACTATTGTGTTTCATATTGACTCAGCAGAGCAGATAGAGAGCAACACAGACATCCCTCAAGGAGTACAACTTAAAGGCATGAATGACTTCCAGGTACTTGGATCAGCCATCACTTACATTCGTAGATATGCTTTATCTTCAATCTTAGGACTTGTAACTGATAAAGACACAGATGCAAGTGGAGAGCAGACTAAGGAAGCACCAAAAGAAGCCATTAAGAAGCCTTTAATGTTTGAAACGAAGGATTACAACAACTGCTATGCTAAATTGCTTGAGGGTGCTATTACATTAACTACAATCAAACAACATTACTCACTTACTGCCGAAGTAGAAAAAGCCTTAAAGAATGCAATCAACTAATACAGCACCTGAACGATTCGGCAAATTTACAGCATCTTCCATTTGGAAGTTGCTTGTTGCTGGAAAGGGCAAGGACCAGGAGTTTGGCGAGACTGCCCTAACTTACATTGATGAGAAGATAGTTGAAGTACTTACTCAAGAGAGACCTTTAAACTTTACCACCTCAGCAATGTCATGGGGAATTGAGCATGAGTATATCGCAAATGAGAAGTATAAGAGTATGTTTGATATTGCAGATTCCGATATTGAATACTTTGGAATAGAGAATCCTAAATTCTTTCCTTGCCCTATGTTTCCATTAAATGCTGGAGCGAGTCCTGATGCCTTACATGGCGATTGGTATGTTGAATATAAATGCCCTTTCAATTCAACTGTACATTTAAAAAACTTGACTATAAGCCGAATGAAAGATGGTAAGCTTGATGCCTTTAAAAAGCAATACAAGGATTATTATCCACAGATTCAGTATGGAATGTGGTGTACATCCCTCAAACAAGCAAGATTCGTTTCCTTTGATCCACGATTTAAAGATGAGTTTAACAAGATAGCCATCATTGAGATTCCACTTGATGAGGAGTTTATTAAGGCATTACTAAAGAAGATTGAATTTGCTGTGGACTGCTTAAACGATGCTATCAAATGAAGTATAAATCAACTGCCTATATTGAAGATGGAATGCTGAAGCTCCGAAATTCAAAGGAAGCGACTAAGTTTTGTCAGTCATTAAATTGTGCTGAGTTTACCGTTACCTTTGAGAAGAAGAAAGCCATCAGGAGCTTGGAGCAGAATGCCTATTATCATGCAGTAGTGCTTCCACTAATGAGACAAGGATTTGAGGATTTGGGGAATACCTTTACTTTGGAATCAGCTCATGAATTTATTAAGTCGGAGTTTAACTTCAAAGAAATTATTAACGAAAAGACAGGCGAAATCAAGCGAGTGCCACAATCAACTACAACACTATCAAAGAGTGAGTTTTGCGAGCTTATAGATAGGTTAAATGTGTTCTGTGGCGAGTGGTTTGGTTTCAATATTCCTGCACCTGGCGAACAGGTCGAATTAGAATTGCACTAAAATAATTCAAAATAAATTTTGAATATCAAAAATAAGATTATATCTTGCACCCATTATCAAACTAAAAAAACAAACTAAAATGAAAAAAGAATATTCTGACTTTTTAAAGTCAAAACAAAAGAATCATATTTATTCAGGATTCGATATTGAAGAAAATGAGTTAAATAATAACTTATTTCCATTTCAAAAATTTATCGTTAAAAGAGCATTAAAAGCTGGCAAGTATGCAATTTTTGCTGATTGTGGATTAGGTAAAACTTTAATGCAATTATCATGGGCAAATGAAGTATCAAAGAAAACAAATAAAAAAGTATTGATATTAGCTCCTTTAGCTGTTGTTGAACAAACAAGACAGGAAGCAGTTAAATTTAATATTGATATTGATTGCTTTGATGCAGATAATTATGAGCAAATTGCTAATATTGACTGCTTATCTTATTCAGGAGTAGTTTTAGATGAAAGTAGCATTCTTAAAAACTTTGAAGGAGCTACTAAAAAATTGATATTAGATACTTTTGCCAATACTCCTTATAAATTAGCTTGTACAGCAACACCATCTCCTAATGATCCTATGGAGTTGGGCAATCATTCAGAGTTTTTAGATGTAATGAGCCGTAATGAGATGCTTGCAATGTACTTCGTTCATGATGGTGGAGAGACAGCTAAATGGAGATTAAAAGGTCATGCAATAAAATTATTTTATCAGTTTATTGGTAGCTGGGCAATCATGCTTAATAAACCTCAGGATATAGGATTTGAAATGCAAGGATATGCATTGCCACAACTTAATATAATTGAAAAGCAAATTATAACTGAGAATAGAGATAATGGTCAATTATTTAATGATGTTGCAATATCAGCAACTAACTTCAATACTGAGTTAAGAATGACTAAAAAAGAAAGATTGAATGAAGTAGTTAAGATAATTGAATCAAAGCCTAATGATAATTTTATAGTATGGATTAAACAAAATGAGGAAGGAGAGATGCTTAAAAAATTATTACCTTATGCTGTTGAAGTAAAGGGATCAGATACTGATAAATGGAAAAAAGAAAAACTATTAGGATTTGCAAATAATGAATTTAGGATTTTAATTACAAAGACTAAAATAGCATCTTTTGGAATGAATTATCAAAATTGCCACAATCAAATATTTGCTTCTTTAGATTTTAGTTTTGAAGGATTATATCAGGCAATGAGGAGGTCATATAGATTTGGTCAAAAACATGAAGTAAATATTTATTTAATAACTACAGATACAATGAGCAACGTAAAACAATCAATTAACAATAAACAAAAACAATTCGAAATTATGCAAGATGAAATGGCTATAAGCGTAAATGCTAACTTAAACAATAATACAATGACACAAGCAGACTTTGATATTGAAAGCGAAAACAATGAATGGTTTGATATTAAAAGAGGGGATTGTGTTGAACTAATTAAAAATGTACCAAGTGAGACAGTTGGATTAAGTGTATTTAGTCCACCATTTGCTGAGCTTTACACATACTCAAGTCATGTTGAAGATATGGGCAATTCAAAAGATTATAATGAATTTTTAGAGCAATTTGGATATCTTATTAAAGAGCTTTATAGAGTTATGATGTCAGGCAGAAATGTAGCTGTGCATTGTATGGATATTCCAATTCAAAAAGGCAAGCATGGATTTATAGGATTGAGAGACTTTAGTGGATTGCTTTTAAAGGCATTTGAAGAAGCAGGATTTATTTATGCATCTCGTGTAACTATTTGGAAAGATCCTGTAATTGAAATGCAAAGAACTAAAGCACTTGGATTGTTACATAAGCAAGTAAAAAAAGATAGCACAATGTCAAGAGTTGGTATTCCTGATTATGTAATGATATTTAGAAAGGATGGAGATAGAACTAATCCTGTAACAAGTTTAGATATACCAGTTGACCTTTGGCAAAAGTACGCATCTCCTGTATGGATGGATATTGACTATGGCAATACTTTAAATGGATTTAGGAATGGTCGTGAAAGCAATGATGAAAAGCATATATGTCCTTTGCAATTAGATACTATTGAAAGATTAATACATCTTTATAGCAATAAAGGAGATACTGTATTAACTCCGTTTATGGGGATTGGTAGTGAAGTTTATCAAGCTGTTAAAATGGGCAGAAAAGGTATAGGATTTGAATTAAAAGAAAGCTACTACTCAATAGCAAAGCAAAATGCACAATCTGCTGTAACTGCAAAGAATCAATTAACTTTAATCTAAAAAAACATCATGCAATTAGATATATTTACATCCCAAAATTTAAGAGATAAAGGCATTCAACAAGCAATTAATCATGCCGATAAAGTAAAGCCATTATGGAGTGAACAAGCCTACAACTGCTTATTAAATTACATCCGATACAATGATGAGTTTATGACTGAAGATGTAAGAGAAGCATCCAAGAATCAATTATCTGAGCCACCATCAAATCGGTCTTGGGGTGGAATAATAGTCAAAGCAGTTAAATGTGGATTGATTTATCGAAAAGGATTTAAGAATGTGTCAAATGTAAAAGCTCATTGCACTCCAGCGACTTTGTGGGCAGTAAATAAATAAGTGCTAAAGCATATAAAATAGCAATTATTAATCAAATTATATTAAAAAGCATATAACATGGAACAAAAATACACAGCAGTAAATTGGCTAATAAATACTTTAGAAGCTCTTGAATCCAACCTTGAAAAAGGATTGATAAGTGTTGATGACTTCATCATTGATGTTAAATGGTCAAAGGATAAAGCCAAAGAGATTGAACGTGAGCAGTTAATTAATGCACACACACAAGCTTATTTAATCGAAGAAGAACATATCAGCAAAGAGTTTGCCGACAAAGTCAGCACCGAATATTACAATAATAAATATAAACAAGATTAGAATGAATGAATTATCAGCTAATAAGATTGAATTAGCAAAAGGAATGCTCGAAGATATCAAGAGCCTGGAGATACAACTAAGAACTAAGAAGCTTGAATATTCTAAATATTGCTTTGAGAATGGAGTGCTTGACCTCACACATTTAAAGCCTGATGATCTAATCAGCATCGCCTGTGAGACATTCAACCTAACAAATAAGCAACTTACAAATGCAGGTAGAAAATTTGAAATTTGCCAACCAAGACAAGTGCTTATGTACTACTTACATCGAATATTCAATGACCTTAGAGTTACCGAATCAGGTAACAAGCAGGATGGATTTTTATCTTTAAAAGAGATAGGGAATATCTTTGATAACAAGGACCACTCAACCATTATTCACTCAATTAGGAAAGTTGAATCATGCATCCAGCAACCCGAATGGAATCCTTTTTTGTATGGTTTTTACACTAAATTAAAAGATGCCATCTTCTCTAAAATTGGAGTTGATATTAAATAATGACCAACCAACAAGCACTCATCAATAACATCTCACTCTTGAGAAAGTATCATCGAATGACAGAAGCAAAACTTGCTCATCGTTTAATGGAAACCATAAGCAATTATAGACTAATTGAACAAGGCATCAAAGAACTATCAGCTATCCAGCTTCTTAAATTATTAAGGATTTACAAGATGAATATTGAAGATATATTGAGCAGAAAATTAACTTTGGAGCTAAGAGTCGAAGTTGCACAAATGGAGATAGCAGAGAAAAAAGCTCTTGAGAAAATCCAAATCAAAAGAAAAAAGGATTTAGTCCAGGAGATTAGATCCGACATAAGAAGCGAGATGAAGCACCTCAGATGCAGTAAGCTTCCGAATAATAGCTTTTATTAGCTATGAATATCTTAAATATCCCTTTATTGATGTTTTAGCTCTGCTTCTTTTACATACTTCATAACCCTCTCTTGATCCTTCATCATTACTATTACCTTCAATAGTGTTGATATGAGTAGATGTTACTGATTCAACTATTCCTGTATGACCTAATCCTTTGCCAAAATCCATTATAAATATATCGCCAGGTGCAGGAGATGTAACCCTATTTTTTACATTAGCTTTATTCCAATGAGCCAACACACCACCAGTCTTTACCAATGGATTAGGTATTTTTAAATCTATACAAGTCTTTTGAAAACACCAATAGACAAAAGCAGCACACCATGATGCTGGAAATGTTATGCCTACTGATGCTAAATAATCTTGAACAGGTTTACCCCAATTAGAATTTTTTGGATGTTCTTCTTGTCCTATTTGAGTTATTGCTATTTGCAATGCTTTTTCTTTTAACATAGTTTTTTTGTTTTAATTTTATAAGTTTCAATCAATTCTTTTATCTCAGGTATCGAATAATGGACCACCTGACCTCTCCTGCTTTTTAAAGCTTCAAATCTTTCTATGCCTATCCTCAATGGCAACTGCTCCGAATAGGCTATCAAGTTACCATGTAGATTTTTGTTGCAGTAGTTACCACATTGCTTGTGGACATTATCCTCATCAAATCTTAGATTAGAATGTGATCCACAAGAATAGAAATGCCCTGCATGGTATTGGATATCTTGTTTGTTCGTTCCACAACTAATGCAAGGGAGTGCCTTATCTCGCATTCTTATATAGGTATTAAAGACTTTCTGAGCTATGTTAAGCCATTCAGCCTTTGAAGTAATTTTATCCTTTAAAACAGCCTTTTCCTTGCTCCATTCCTTTTTCTCTTTCTTAGCTTCCAGCATCTTGTTGTGAGCAATGGCACATTTAGGCGAGCAAACCGATTGCAACGGTCTTGCTGGAGTGAAGATGATTAAACATTCCTTGCACTTTTTATCCTTCACTTTAAAATCTTTTGGACCTAACATTTTTCATCTTATTATATTCGATTCCTACCATCTCAATCACTCCTTGCACCGACTTATCATAAATGGCTATCTTGTTCTTAATAATCTCGATTGAGTGATTGGTCCATAAAGAGTAAAAAAACTGCTTAGCGAAGCTGTAAGGTGGCTTAGATTCAAAGTTTAGAATAATCTTGTCATAGTCAAAGTAAAGATTGATGCTTTCTGATAGCAATCTGCCACTATTAGGCACTTGCATAAATTCAGTGCTTATCTCTATCTTGAGCTTATCCATAAATCAAAGATAGTGTTTTTGAGACAAGTGTAAGAATCGAACTTACTACAAAAGTTTTGCAGACTTTCTCACATCCATTGTGAATACCTGTCTAATATTACCAGTAAGGAGCAAATCTTGTTAATAAAACAATGTTTCCAATTAATGAAATACCACACAAAGAACTGCTGATGACATTCCTTACTTGCAGAGCTTTTCTCTTATTCTTTTCAATCTTCAATGTGCTATTAATGGCACTTATCTGAGTATCTTTTTCAGATATTATCGTATCATTAGCATCAATTATTCGATGCAAATCATTAATGACTACATCCTTACTGCTGATGGCAATCCTCAGCTGTGTATTCTCTCGCTGGCAATCGTAAAATAGTGTGTCTAAGACATCTTTTTGCTGATAAGTCTTGATGACTTCCTTCTCCTGTTCGATGGTCCGACAATAAAGGCTATCTCTTTTGATGACTTGCCCAAAACTTAATGATGTCAGAATCATCATAAGCATTAACATTGTTATTAATTTTTTCATATTCGATTTGATTTAAAATGATTTTTTTACTTATTCGATTTGCTTTAGCAATGGATGAGTCGGCAATAATGGTATGCAACACTACATCCTTCTTTAATTTGTCAATCTCTTTCTGCTTCTCTATGATCACTCTTTGTGATTCCTTGATAGTTTGCTTGTTCTGCTTCTTTAAGTCGTTTAATTCGCTATTATGAGCCTTTGTAGTGGTTATTATAGCCAATATGTAGATAATTATTACTGCTAAAACTAAATTTACAAAGAATCTAAATGTATGATTGACTTTATATGCCTGGATGAACGATTTAATGCTTTTCATGATGATTTTTTACAAAGATAATCAATTTTTATTCAAAATAAATTTCATTATTCAAAAT